AGATAATGTTACAGAAAAATTAGATGGACAAAACATTATGGTAAGTTGGAAAGATGGAAAACTTATAGCAGCACGAAACAAGGGGCACATCAAGAATGGTGGTGCTACCGCATTAGATGCAAAAGGAATCAAATTAAAGTTTGCTGGTAGAGGTGATATAGCAAATGCCTTTAACTTTGCTATGACAGATTTAAGTAAAGCTATAAAATCATTATCAGAAAAACAAAGAACAAAAATATTCAACAATGGGTATAATTTTATGAATTTAGAAGTAATGTGGCCGAAATCAGCAAATGTAATTAATTATGATATTGCTGAATTGGTATTTCACGGAGCTTTAAAATATGATGATAATGCTAAAGTAATTGGTGAAGTTCCAGGTAGTGGTAGAATATTAGCTGGTATGATTCAACAACGAAATCAAAACATACAAAAGAAATATAAAATAGGTAAACCTGTATTTTTAGATGTTCCAAAACATCAAGATTTTGGTAAGTTAAAAAGAAAATTTCTAAATAAATTATCAGTATTAAAAGCTGAATTTATGTTAAAAGATTCAGATACATTAGCTCTTTATCATCAAAAATGGTGGGATTGGTTTATTAGAAAAGAAGTTAGAGATAATTATAAGTATGCTATACCAAACAAAGTAGTAGAGGGGTTAGTTAGGAGATGGGCTTTCTTTGAAAAGAAATACTCAGTAGCGATGATGAAAAAAGATATTGAAGATGAAAAGTTTTTAGAATGGGTATTAAAGTTTGATAAACAAAATCACGCTAAGCAAGTTAAAGAAAATATGAAACCATTTGAGGTATTGTTCTTTGAAGTTGGTGCTGAAATACTAAAAAATGTTAAAGGCTTCATAGCAGCAAATCCTGATAAAGCAGTTCAAGGTGTTAAGAAAAAATTAGATGCTGCAATAAAAGATGTAAAAGCTGGAAAAGATTTAAAGAAGTTAAATAGACTGAAGGTTCAGTTAGATAGATTGAATGCTATTGGTGGGTTGGATTCAATAGTTCCTTCAGAGGGAATTGTGTTCAAGTATAAAGGGAACACTTATAAATTTACAGGTAGTTTTGCGAGCATCAACCAGATAGTTGGTTTAATGAGTTTTTGATGGTTTAGTTTTTTTTTCTATATTTATATATGAAAAGATATATGAGGAATTATGAGTAAAAAAAATAGTAAAAACCTCCAAAGAGTTCAAGATATGGTTGATGGAACTTATGGGGGTAAAATACAGTCTGGTTATATGGGTGAAGCTAATGTTAAAAGAGAAGTTGGTGATATTTGGACTGATGAAGATGGTGATAAGTGGGAACAGAAAAAAGGCTATAAAATGAAACTTACCAAAACTACTAATGTTGGTATTTTCAAAGCTTATTGTTCTGATTGTGAAAAGGGTATTTTAAAACCCTGGGATAAAGATACTCATAAAGCTGATGGTAGATGTTATCATTGTCAAATGAATTATGAGTTAGATTTAAAATTTGATAAACCGGTTAGATGGTTTGCTTATAGAAGATTAAAAGAATTAAAAAATATGAAATCTATTGAAAAAGATATGATTCAGTGGGTTGATGAGTTGGATAAACAAAGAAATATTAATATGTTTGATGAAACTGTAGCTAATGCTATGGCTAATCATAATGTTTCTACACAAATAAAGAAAAATTCTTAATTGGAGAGATTATTATGGATTTAGGAAGTAAAAAATTATTATGTGCAGGGTTGTGTTTTTTAGCAGCAACACTTTTTGTTGTTTTAGGGAAAGCAGACTTTCAAGGTTGGGCTGAGTTTACTAAATGGATCTTTGGTATATATGCCGCCGGGAATGTTGGTGAACATGTATCTAAAGGTATTTCAAAGTGAAAATCCTAAAATGGATTATGGGATTGTTAGCTGGATTAGCTGGTATTGTAGCTTTGTTCGCTGGAAGTAAAAGTAAGCAAAAAGTTAAAGAGATAAAAAAAGATATTAAAGTTTCTAAGAAAAAAGTTAAAAAGCTGAAATCTGACAATAAAGCAATTAAAGAAACTCAAAAAAATCATAAAAAAGCAATGAATGATATTAAAAAAGAAAAACAAAAAAAGGTTACTCATGATGTGTCTGCAGATGAGGCTGCATCATTTTTAAAACGCTATACAAAGAAGAAAAAATAGGAGAAAGTAAATGGCTAATGGGTACGGTAATCGTATGAAAACAACAAGAGGTAGAAAATCAGCTAGAAGAACAACTCCAGCAGCTAGAAGAAGAACAACTCCAGCAGCTAGAAGAAGAGTTAATGGAACAGGTGCTAGAGGTTTACGGAATAAAGCAGGATCTATGGGTAGAGGTGGAGTCAGAAGAGCTACAACTCGAAGACCAGGACCTGTAATGAGAAGAGGTAGAACTACTCCAATTATGAATAATAGAGGACCAGCTAGAGGTGTAAGTTCCAGTGGACAAGGATCTCATGGATATAGAGGAATTAACACTCTTGGTCAAAATATTTAAAAAAGTTTTCATTTCACTGATAATATTTTCTTTAATTTTTCCTCAAAAGGTTTATACCTTTACAGAGGAGGAAGTTAAATCATTGTTTTCATCTATTAAAGAATTTGAAAGGCAAGATAGTTTAAGTAATGAGTTAATTATTAATTTAGAAAATCAATTAAATAATTCTGAAATGATTAACAATAATGATAGCCTAATAATAATTGAATTAGAAACTCAACTTAAATTGAAAGATGATTTGATTAAAGAAGTAACACCTAAATGGTATGAAAACAAATATCTTTGGTTTGGGTATGGTGTATCTGCGATATTGATTCCAATTTGGGCTATAGGACAGATAAAATAATGAATCAAAACTTGAAAACTGCGATAAAGCGTGAGTATGTAAAGTGTATTGAATCACCTCAACATTTTATGCGCAAATATTGTACGATTCAACACCCTAAACAGGGTAAAATGAAGTTTAATCTATATGATTATCAAGATGATATGATAAATAGCTTTAAATCTCATAGATATAACATTATTTTAAAGTCTAGGCAATTGGGTATATCTACATTATCTGCTGGTTATTCATTATGGATGATGTTATTTAATCCCGATAAAAATGTTTTGGTTATAGCAAAAGATAAAGATACTGCAAAAAATCTTGTAACAAAGGTTAGAGTGATGTATCATAACCTACCTCAATGGTTAAAAACAAAATTAGATGAAGATAATAAATTATCTCTAAGATTTCAGAATGGTTCACAGATAAAAGCAGTAGCTGCTACTCCAGAAGCTGGTCGTTCAGAAGCATTATCTCTATTAGTTGTAGATGAAGCAGCATTTATAGAACATATAGATTCAATATGGACAGCCGCACAACAAACATTAGCTACTGGTGGTGATTGTATTGCTCTTTCTACACCAAATGGTGTGGGTAATTGGTTTCATCGACAATGGGTTGAAGCTGTTGATGGTGTTAATGGGTTCAATACCATTAAATTACACTGGACTTGTCATCCCGAAAGAGATGAAAGTTGGAGAAAAGACCAAGATAGAGTATTAGGACCATCACAAGCTGCGCAAGAATGTGATGCTGACTTTCTAACTTCTGGACAATCTGTGGTTGATCCAGTTATTCTACAATGGTATAAAGAAAATCAAATAAAAGAACCAGTAGAAAAGAGTGGGTTCGATAGAAATTTATGGATATGGGAATATCCCAATTATTCAAAAGAATATATTGTGGTTGCTGATGTTGCTCGTGGTGATGGAACGGACTTTTCAGCTACACAAGTGTTTGAAATAGAATCTATGACACAAGTTGCTGAATATAAAGGTCAATTAGGAACAACTGATTATGGAAATTTCTTAATTGAGTTAGCTACCAAGTATAATGATGCTTTATTGGTGGTTGAGAACAATAATATTGGTTGGGCTACACTACAAACTATTATTGATAGGGGTTATCCTAACTTATTTTATATGTCGAAGGATTTACAAGTGGTAGATGTTGAACATCAGATATCAAATAAATACAGAAGTCAGGATAAGAGTATGATACCTGGATTTTCAACAACTGTGAAAACAAGACCACTGATTATTGCTAAAATGGAAGAATATACAAGAGAAAAGTTGGTAAATCTCAACTCAGCTAGATTAATTGAGGAATTATTTGTGTTTATTTACCACAATTCAAAGCCAGAAGCTATGAAAGGGTATAATGATGATGTTGTAATGTCATATTCAATAGCTCTATGGGTTAGAGATACAGCATTACGAATTAAGAAAGATAAAGATAATCATCAATGGGCTATGATGGATACTATGCTGAATATAAATGGTAACAAAGATGACGATAGTGGTGGTTTTATTGGTGGAACAGGCTCACCGAAAAAAAATCCATATGAAATGGATATTAATGGTGAAAAAGAAAATTTAAATTGGTTATTAGGATAAATAGAGGGATATAATGGCAGAACAAGAAAACATATTTACAAGATTAGGTAAATTATTTCAATCAAACATCATAATTAAAAAAACTGCCAGTGGGCAAGTTAAAGTTAAAGATGTTGATATGACACAAACTGGATTAACATCTAATTATATAGATAGATATAATAGATTGATGAATAATTCAGGTTGGGCTAATACATATGCGGCTAAAAGTAATAGAAGTGCTTATGATATGGCTAGGAAAGAGTTATTTCGTGATTATGAATTAATGGATTCAGATCCAATAATATCATCAGCGTTGGATATATACTCAGATGAATCTACAGTTGATAATATAGAAAATAAAATTTTAAAAATTAAAACTGACAATCCGAAAATTAATTCCATATTGGAAAATTTATTTTATGGTATAATAAACATAGAATTTAATCTTTGGTCTTGGATTCGTAATATGACAAAGTATGGAGATTTTTATTTAGAATTGGATATATTGGATAAGTATGGTATTGTAAATGTTAAACCAATATCAACTTATGAAATTAATAGATTAGAAAATCATGATCAATCAAATCCTAAATTGGTTCAATTTGAAATACAAGACACTACACAAAGGGGTGCTAAGAAAAATTCACAACTTAAAGAGAATTATGAAATAGCGCATTTCAGAATGTTATCGGATTCTAATTATCTTCCTTATGGTAAATCTATGTTAGAGGGAGCTAGAAAAGTTTGGAAACAATTAACCCTTATGGAAGATGCTATGTTGATCCATCGTATGATGAGAGCACCAGAAAAAAGAATATTTAAAATAGATATTGGAAACATACCACCAAATGAAGTTGAAAACTTTATGCAAAAAATAATCAATAAAATGAAAAAAGTTCCTGTTATGGATCAGAATACTGGTGAGTATAATTTAAAATATAATATGGAATCAACAACAGAAGATTATTATTTACCTGTTCGTGGTAGTGATAGTGGAACTCAAATAGAAACATTACAGGGTTTAGGAAATGAAGGTGCTATAGATGATATAGAATATTTAAGAAATAAAATGATGGCGGCTCTTAAAGTACCAAAGGCATTTTTAGGATACGATGAACAAATAGGTTCAAAAGCTACTTTAGCAGCTGAAGATGTTAGATTTGCAAGAACGATTGAGAGATTACAAAAAATTATAGTTTCAGAATTAGAAAAAATTGCTATCGTTCATTTAAAAGTTCAAGGATTTGAAGATGCTGATTTGATTAATTTTGATTTAGAATTAACAAATCCATCAATGATACATCAACAAGAAAAAATGGAATTATTAACTCAACAAATTGATATTGCTAACACAATGATTGAAAATAAATTGATGTCGAGAGAATGGATTTACGATAACATATTTGAATTGAATCAACACGAAAAACAAAAAATGTTTGAGGGTATCATTGAAGATAGAAAACAACAATTTAGAATGGAACAAATTGAAACAGAAGGAACAGATCCCGCTGAAGGTGGTGGTGAAGGTGGTGGTGAAGATGATGCTTCAGGTGATGATGATTTGGAAATGGCTAGGCGAGATGACTGGGGTGGTGATAGAAGAAGTGGTACTGCTAAAAAAGAATATGGAAATGAATATGGCGCTGAAGATATTAAAGATGCTACAAAATATGAACGACAACGATATGGTAAAAGAAATTTTAAACATGGAAGTCCATTACATCCAGGAAAAGGTAGTACGATAGTGGCTTCTGAAAATTTACTAAATCAATTAAAAGCTAAATTTGGGGATACTAATAATAATAGTATTTTGAGTGAAGAAATTTTAATAAGCGATGAAGTAAATGATTAATAAATATCAATAAATTATGATTTTATTTATATTTATATATGAAAAACTATACATATCTTTAAATAGAAAACGGAGATGTTCTTATGCGTAAGAAGCACAATAAAATCCGTAATACAGGTCTATTGTATGAATTTTTACTTAGACAAATTACGGCTGATGTATTGAACAAAGACGATAAGAGTAAAGCCTTATCCACAGTTAAAAGTAAATTTAATGAAAATACTGAACTTGGGAAGGAATTAGCTTTATACAGTATCGTAATAAACAAGAAATTTGATAATGATGCTAAGGCAGATTATTTTATTAATGAAGTTATAAAAGAGCGGCATAAGTTAAATAATTCCGTATTAAAACGGGAAAAATATAATTTAATAAAGGAAATTCAATCAAATTATAATCTTCAAAAATTCATGTCATCAAAAGTTCCTAACTACAAAATATATGCTTCTACATATAAATTGTTTGAATTTAAAAGTTCATTATCACCAGAAGAAAAAACAGAATCACATTTTAATTTGGTTGAACATATCACTACAAACAAAAATGATATAAGATTATCAGAATCGATTGTTAATTTACCAGATGATGAAGATTTAAGAATATTAACTTATAAAACTTTATTAGAAAAGTTTAATCATAAATATACAAAATTAAGTGGGGCACAAAAAAATCTATTAAAAGAATATATTAACAATATATCTAACACAAATTCATTAAAAGAAACATTATCAGAGATAGTTTCAAATATTAAAAAAGATTTGAAATCTAATTCAAAAAAATTGAAAGATAAAGTTGTTAAAATAAAAATGGAAGAGGCTATCAAATCCATCGATGAATTTTGTGGTGTTGATAGTAAACAAAACATAGTTAAAGATTCACATGTTTTACAAACTATGAGATATTTAGAATTGTTAAAGGAATTGAAGAAAAGTGGAAATAAGAACTAGAAAGTTATTTAAAGAGTTAATTAGTAAATTAACTCACGAGGTATTAGATGAAATAACTGCTACAGGTAATGTAGATGGGTTCGGAACACCAAACGCATTTAAAAAATCCAATGGTAAGAAAAAGAAAAAAGCTGGATTTGCTAAAGGTCATAAAAAACCTGGAGTGTTTGGGTATAATGTTGTGAGTGAAACTATAGATGAAAAAGATTTAAAACAAATAACAAAATTAATTAAAGATGTCGTTGGTGATATATTGAGAGATATATGGCTTAAACGAACTGCTTGGAAATAGGAGATTATAAATGCCGGTAATCAATGATGGAAAAAAACAAACTTTATATTCAGGACCACAACCAAATCAAAGCTCTATAGCAGTATTTGATACTGCTGCAGAACTTACTGGTGCAAAAGCGACTAAAGGAACTATGGCATTTGCTTTAGATGATAGTAAAATATATGTTTATAATGGAACTGTCTGGAAATCAGTAGCATTAAGTTAAGGAGAATAAACGAAATGTCAAAACAAATATTAGTAGATTATATACCATTTGAGGTAACACCTCAACAAATCAATGAATCTATGTCCAAGAACAATGGTAGATTGGTTGTTAGTGGAGTATTACAAAGAGCA